GGAGGAGGACGCATCTCGCCAACGCAAGGACGCGATCGATCGAAAGCGCGACGCTCAGAAGCGACTGAGGCAGAAGAAGTCCACTCCGAATCGCCGGACTCTCCCGGCTCCGAAAGAAGAGGAGGTGACCCCGCTTGCCGCCAAGGCGTTCTTCGCCCGAGCGGCCAGCGAAGCGCGTCGGCTTGCCGACAAGAGCATGAAAGAGTTGAAGCCGCACCTGGCTTCCCTGTCGCCCGCCGCCGCGGGAGGATTGGTCGACGCCGCTCTCACCGTTGCGAACGCGTGGCGAGAGACGGCGAGCGCGATCCAGAAATCAACTGGGCGAGGAAGAGGGCATCTCTCCGCGGTGAACGAGTAAACCCAAGGAACGAGAGGAGGTTCCCATGCCAGCGATGGATGCATGGGCAGACTCACTCTACGACGCTCTGCCGGCGTCGACGTACGAAGAGATCGCGGCGAAGATGTCCGAGGCACTCGGACGCCGCGTAAATGTTACCATAGTGGCGATGACTCTCCACTATGTGCGTGGCAACGCCGAGGACCTCGGTTGGACCGTGCCGTACACCAAGCACGGTCCCGCCGTGGAAGGCGACGAAGAACGTTTCTTCGCCCTCGATCTCGAACGCGATCCGAACTTCGTTATGGACGAGGAGCATCAGCGCCACGTCAATAACGGATCGCACAATACGATCCAGACCATCGCCACCCACGCCGAAAACCTTGTCGTTATGCTGGCTGCTTGCGTCTTGCACGAACGTCTCCGGGTTCGCAAGGATTTCTTGAACGATCTCCAAGACGATCTCGGTTACGTGGCGCGCAAGTCGCGGCGCATGGCCAACCAGTTCAACGACAAGGCGGCGTGACTTCTCCCCGGCGGAACCTCGTCGCCATAGGACGGGCAACCGTTCGGGGAAGGGAGCGGGACTGCAGGGCTCATGAACCCGGGTCGCGCTCCAGCGGCGCCGCGATCTCTTCCGGGAGGTCGCGGCGCTCGTCTTTTGAGAAGAGAGGAAGGGAAGGGAGATGTTGGCAGAGAGCGACGAGAGGAAAGCGACGCTCTCGCTCGTCCTCTCCTATCGCGGGAGGGAGCGGAGATACGAGTTGAACATTCCGAGCGACGTCGTCGCCCGCCTCGTCGTCGAGGCATCGTTCAAAGGCATATCGTTCGCGGACGTCGTCGCGAGCAGGATCATCGGAGGAGAGCACGAAGGGAACGGGAAATGACGAGCGACGACTTCTTCATCTGGACGGTGTACGATCGTCCGCGCGACTATCCAAAATTGTTTGTTGCGCGAAAGTTCTCGACGCGCCGAGGACCGCGACCGACGAGCGAAATTATGTTCGCGACGACGCTCGACGGTCTCCGCGAGATGCTCGCCGCGATGGGACTAACGCGACTCGCGCGCTCGCCGGGAGACGATCCCGTAATCGTGGAGACGTGGATATGATCAAGGCCAAATTCACCGACATCGAGCACTTCGACGCCGACATGACAAAGTACATCGAGAGCGGGAATACGACCGAGGCGATCGCGGCGCGAATGCTCCGCGCTCAGAAGCCGATTATTCAAGAGATACTCCTCTCCGGCGATTTCTCGTATCTCTCCGGCTTCGTCCGCGGTGTCTCGAACATCGTCGCGACGATGATCATCTCGCTGCCTCCCGGTTTGAGCGATTACATCGGTGAGATCATAAAGCAGGACGTCGCGCGAGCGATCGAAATCGCGAAGAAGGGAGCGCCGAAATGAAACGAAAGACGAAGACGAAGAAGACCAGACGCGCGTCAGCGACGCCGCGGGCGGATTTCGACATCGAAGCCATCAAGATGGAATTCCGCGCGCTCCGCGTTTGCATCGAGCAGGCGCGCAACAAGATCAAACAAATCACCGCCGTCAAGCCCACCGATCCGGTCAGCCGCATAGACTACGATGTCATGATGCACGCGATCGACGATCGCCTGACCGCGCTCGAACGCGTGGTCTTTGCCAAAGAGGTGATTGAATGAACACGATCTTCTACATCGCAGTCGCCGCGTTCGCCGGTTCGTTCGCCGGTTCGTTCGCCGCGACTTGCTTCGTGTCTCGCGGATACGTGTCGCACGCCGAGTTCGCCGAGCTGTGCGAGCACTTCAATCTTCTTCAGAAGGCGTTCGTCGCGCACATCTACGAGACTCGGAAAAAACCGATATGAGAACCCGCCAGGAGGCTCGCCAGCTTCGCGCGCTGAAGCGCCGCGTTCGAAAGCTCAAGGAATTGAGAGAGAAACCCCCCGAGCTCAAAGTGAGGAAGGAGAACCGACCGCGGAAGCCCTAACGCTTCCCCTCCTTGAGCTTCGCGAGGAGCGGGTCCTCGCCGTAGTCGCCGGTCGCCGGTCGCCCGTCGTAGTGCCCCTCCGCCTTCGAGTTCTTCATCGGAACGATCAGCTTCAGCCGCTTCCAGGCGCCGATCAAATTGTCGTGACTTATTCCGAGGCGCTCGGAGATCGACGCCTCGGTCTCGTCCGAATACCAGAGGCGGACGAGTTCTTCGTCGGTTAGATTATTCATCGTCATCGCCAGGGTCCTCGCCGTGAAGATCACGTCCAGCATTCTCGCCCTCCTCCTCGCCCTCGCGAGCTTCGAGCGCCAATCCGACGACTGGCTCCTCCTCGCCTTCGAGCTTCGCGATAAGTCCGATCGGCTCGATCGAACCGACCGGCGCTTCATCGAGAGGATGATAAACCTCCTCGCGCTCGACGACGCCGGAGAGCCTACGCCCGCCCAGAAGAAGTGGCTACTCGATATTAAGCGAAGGATCGATCGCGGTGAGTAAGGAATACCGCCTCGTCATTAACGAGGCTCAGCGGCGAATCCTCCTCAGCTCCGTCGCCTCCGCCCTGGAGAACTCCCGTCGCTCGACGGAGCTGATCCTCTCCCAGCCGACCGAGGCGGAATATCGCGCGCTGATAACGCGCCTCGCGGCTCTCTCCCCTCTCCCTCGAAAGCACAAGTAGCCAGCGTGATCGGCCGCGGAGGTTCCTTCCGCGGCGCTCCTCCCGACGTGTACCGCGAGGTCGCGCGTGTCAGTGCGCCTCGCAATGCGATTCGCGTCGAGATGCTAAGGTCAGCCATGGCGGAGCGGTGCTCCGAAGACCTGCCACCCGAGCAGAAGGAAGAGAACGAAGATCAGGACGGTGTTCCCAATGACACCGTAGCTCCCGGCGAACCCGAAGTGAATCAGGACGCCGAAGACGAACCAGATCAGCATCAGAATCCAGAACGCCAGACCGAGAGTCATCTCAACCTCCCTTGTCATTCGGGATGAAGTCCCCGAGGAACCAGTCGCGAAGGACCTCGCTCGCGTGACGCTCGACGATCTCCCGGTTCTCGCCGTCAACGCGCTTTGCGATCTCCCTCGCGAGCCCGTCGCATATCCGCCGAATATTCCCCGTTAAGTCCTCGACCATAATGCGTCACCTTCGGCTCGACGAACTTGCGATACCATTGAACGCAAGTCGGATGAAGCCACACGATCGACGTTCCGACGGTGACCTGCCGAACGCCGATCGGGTTCCGAGTACAGTAGGCGCAGCTCGGCTTCGAGGCTCCGGCCACGGCTCACCCCTGACCGCCGACGATCGTGACGACGGCGCCGCCGGGCGGATCGACGGTGACGGTGACGCGCGCGTCGCCCTCCGGCGTCGCGCCGGGATCGGCGCCGCCGACGACCGTGACAACGGTTCGGCCGCGCGGCGTCGCGTCGACGGTAACGGTCGTCGCGACTACCTCCGGAACGTCGCTCTCGTCGACGTAGTCTTGAACCTCCTTGAACATATCGTCGGCGTCGCCTCTCAGCTCGGTCTCGTGACGGTTGACCGGACCGTAGTGGTTGCACAAGTTGCGGAGCGTGAGCCCGCAGTTCTCCGCGCTGAACGCCGGTTGCTCCTTGTTCAAGTCCTGGTATTGCTCGCCGCGTCCGCCGCCGTAGCTCGCCCAGTCTTCCGAGGAGCACGTCACGCCCTCGGAGAACGCCTCCTCGTAGCCGGGAGATTCGCCCGCGAGGTACTCGTCCATGAGATTGTCAAACTCCGGGTTCGAGGCACCAGCGGCGTCGTACGAAGTCTGGAAGGCGCCCGCCTCGGTCGTGGTATCCGCCGGACCGTAGTATCCCGGCGGGACCGACTGATCCCTTCCGCAGCAGTGCTCGCCGCTGCTCTCCCTCATCCCGTGTCCGAGCATGAACGCGTAGAGGTGACGAAGCCGATCGGCGTCGGTCCCGGCGTTCGCCTCGTTCGACATTCCGAGCTTGTTGAAGTCGCTCTTGTACTCGTTGAACACGTCCTTGTCGGAGGACGTCCGCGGCTTCGACATCTCTTTTATCGCCGGGTGATCGGCCTTGAGCTTCTTGTAGCTCTGCGCGAACGCGAGAGCCATTCCCTGCGTCCAGCCCTTCGGTGCCTCGCCGCGATCGTTCCAGTCGTACCTGGCGATGTCCGAGGAGTTGGCGATCTCCTTGATGCGCGCCTGTTGCTCGGCGGTCAGCGCTCCGGGCGGCGCGGGCTGCGGAACCGGCGGCGCCTCGTCGTAGAGAGCTTGCCACGTCTGGGGACCGACGACGCCGTCGACTTCGAGATTGCGCGTCTGCTGGTAGCGCCGGACGTTGTCCGTCGTGATCGGACCGAAGTCGCCGTCGACCTCGCCGGAGAAGTTCGGAAGCATCGTCTGGAGATCGACGACGTCGGGACCGGAGTCGCCCTCTTCGAGCGTCGGTCGATCCTCGACCGGAATCTGCGGCACCGGCCAGTCCTTCGGCCAGACGTACGCGACGACCGTGTCGGGATCGTACGAACTGACGTTGACGGAGTCTGATTGATTCCCGCCGCGGCAGCTGATCTCGTTGCCGTCCCACTCCTCGAACATCGTCACGTGGCCGCCGCCCTCGCGCTCCATCACGACGATCGCGCCGGGGACCGGCGAGCCGAGGTGCTTGAATCCGGGATCGGTCGAGAAGCTCCTCGCCCACATCCACCTGTCGGTGTCCGTCGGTCCGAACGGTCCGGAGATTCCCTCCGCCGTGCACGCGGCGAGACAGAAGTCCGTCGCGACGCCGCACCACGCGATGCTGTCGTCGTCGTAGCCGGACGCATAGTTCGCCTGAGGCGGAAACTTCTTCCCGATGTACGTCGCCATCGCCTCGATCCGCGGGTTCGAGCCGTTCTCGTACTCGTGAAGCCCGGTGATCGCCCTCATCACGGTCAGCCACGGCGGGACGTCCGCGGTCTTTGCCTTCGTCGTCGGCGCCGCCTTCGGCTTCGGCTTTGGCTTCGTCTTCGCATTCCTCTTTCGCAGAGCCATGACTCATGCCTTTCCTGGTGGTATTGGTTCGGCCGCTCCGACCGGTTCGATCGTCCCGGCGATCGCCTCGCCCGCGACGACCTCGACGTCGAAGGTGGTGATCAGCGTGCGAACTCCCTCGCCGAGATCGGCGTCGGCGGTCGCCGAGACCTGAGCCCGTCCGATCGGACCGCTGGCGACGAGCGTCGCCTGGGTCGAATCGTTCGGCCGGGTCTCGACGTGAATGATCGAAACGTCGCTCGTGTTCCAAACGACGTCGCCGTCGACCGCGGCGGGATTGCCTCCCGCGTCGACGTAGGAGATCGAGAGATCGACTTGCATTCCAGACGCCAGTAGATAGGCCATATCCATTCCCCTTGCTTTGACAACGAAGTTTCGGTAACGCACGGTCACGAACGCTCCGGCGGCGCTCTCCTCCTCGACGAGGAAGCGAAGCGTCCCGCCGAGATTGAAGTTGACGGTCGGCATATCTCAGCCACCGGTAGCGGGCGAGCACTGCTTCAGCATCAACTCGAACAACTCCGTCCAGCGCGCGCCGTTGGCGTGTTGAATGTAGACGACGACGCCCATGAACATGACGTTGAAGATCACGAGGGCGAGGATTGCCGGCGTTGACTTCAAAGCGGTGACAACCGTGCGCGCGGTCTCGCCTGCCTCTTCGCTGATGCTGCCAGGGTTCATTGGGTCTTGCACTCCGGCGGGTCCCACTTCTGCATCGAGGCGCGCGAGCGTATGTAAGCGGAGACCCCCTGCTTGACGCCCGTGCGTGCGCGCCCGGGTTGTCCGGCGTCATCGCGCAGCCAAACGATGAAGACGTTCTCGATGTGAGTCTTCAATGCCTCGTCGAGGGCGACGAGCATTATGTCTCGGACCTTCTCGCGCATCTCCGCGTTCATGCAAAGCTCAGGCTCCTGAGCATTCGCTTCCTTGTGAAGTCGGAATGGTCTCGTTTCAGCCGACGACAGCGCGAAGGACATCACCTCGCCCGACGCATCATCCCTCTCCCACGCGCCCGTGAGGTAGCCGTAGAGCGCGAGCGCGAAGAGGAGCGCGAGCACGATGACGAACGTGACCGCGATCTTGTTTCCGAGCGAGAGGTCCGAAAAGCGTTTCATCCCGGTCTAAACACCATCAGAAGGAGGAAGCCTATGAACCACGTCGCGATCGATAGCAGGAGCCCATCGTAGAACGCGATTGCGACGGCGAGAATACTGAGAAGGACGTGCGCCAGCCACCAGAGCGTCTCCCCGTGATCATGATTTGTCACCTCGTTTCCCTCTCGGTAGCGGGAAGGGCGGAAGACTCGTCTTCGAATTGAGAACGCGCTCGTCGTCGAACGGCGTCACGACCGGCGGCATAGGCGGAACCGGCTGGACGGTCGCGGGAGCCAGCGGCGGCGTCGGCTGAACGGTCGGGGAGATGAAGTCTTTCGGCAGGAGCGTCGTGACCTTTCGCGCGACGATCTGCACTCGCTGCTTGTAGACGGCGTCGCGCGTCGGATCGATCACCGTCGCGCGCTGGTCCTCCGTCCACTTCGCCCAGTCGGTTATCGGCGCTTCATCGCGGGTCTCGGCGCGGAGGCGGGAAGCGGAGGCGGAAGCGGGCGCGTCGGTCGGAGGCGGCGGGCGCAGCGCGTCGGTCGGGAGCGGCGTCGGCTCCGGATGAACCGATCCCGGAACCGACGTCGGAATCAACGGCTGCGTCAGCATCGCGCGGGAGATTTCGTCGATCATCGGCGCCTCTTCTGTAAATCGAGAGATCGGGAAGATTACGCCGCGGGACGATCCGCCGATAGAGTTCGGCGGCGCGTCGGCGCGCCTCCTCGCAGGCTCGACAGGTCATCCCGGCGACTTCGGAGTTCTCTTCGCCTGCGCCGTCTTCGCTTCCGGCTTCGGTGGTGCCTTCGTCTCCTTCGGCGGCGGCCACGACGGATCGTGAACGACGTCTTCCGGCGGCGCCTCCGTTTCCATCGGCGCTCCGGGCGACTGGGTCGAGAGAACCTTCTCGCTCGGAGGCGGCGGAACGTGTCGAGGCATTCCCGGCGGGATTTCTCCCGGCTTCACGTCCGCCGGTGCGGGCGGCGCGAACTCGCCGGTGTTCCCGGTGAGAACGCTAGACCGGCCCTGGGCTTGCGCGATCGCGGCGGGCGGCGTCGTGTCCGGATCGGTCGCCGGATTGTCGATCAACTGCTTGAGCGCCGCCTGCGTCGCGACCTCGACTTGATAGAGCGGATCGAGCGGGTTGGGCATTTCTCCTCCTCCTATTTTCCGACAGACTGAGCGAGTATCCGCGCGGACGTAGACGTGCCGCCCGACGACGAGGTCTGAAGCGCGAGCTGATAAGTATTATATCCCGATGATTTGCAAAAAGCCGAAACCGCAACCGTGAAATAATAGTTCCCTTGCATCGCGTAGTCGTAGGTTTGAGCCTGGAGATTTCCGTTGAGAAGAATCGCGAGCTGCGATAGTTCGCCTTGCAAGGTGGATGCACTGTAGCCGTTGGCATCGAGTCGGATGGTCTCGTTGTTCCAGAAAAGGTATCCAGCGGCAACTAAATTGTACCAGTAGCCGGAACTCGTGAGAGTAACGCTGCCGAAGTCCGTTCGCGCGACCGGAGGCTCGTTGAACCACGACCGGATCATCGTCGATGCCGTGTAGAGAGTCGTCGCCGACGCCGCCGCGACGTAGCCGACGAGCGTCCGCGTCGGATCGTTGTTCTTGACCTGAACGCCGGTCCCGGGCTGGAGAACGTAGCCGGTCGTCGAGAGTTCGAGAACGATGTTGCCGCCGACGAACGCCGCATAAACGAAGTAGGCGGTGCCCGTGGTCAGGCCGGACGGTGTCGGAAGGAGAACGCCCGCGTCGGGAATCACTCGCGGGAGAAGATTCACAATCAGTTTGTTTCCGTCGTAAGGCATGAGCCGGAATACTTGACCCGACGGATTGACGAAGCGGCACTGCCCGACCGCGGGAGCGGTTAGCGCCTTGATGTTGTTGGCGACGAACTCCGTGCTCGCGATCGAGAAGTCGGCGTCGAAGAGCGGCGCGGTCGGGACGCGCGGATCGCCGGAGAAGATCGGGCCGGAGAGCGGCGCGTAGGCGGAGAGGTCGGGCGTCGGTCCGACCGGACCGGCGACGCCTTGCGGTCCCTGAGGTCCCGTCGGACCCGCCGGACCGACGTCGCCCTGAACTCCCTGCGGTCCCGGAGGTCCCGCCGGACCGATCGGACCTCCCGGCGTTCCCGCCGGTCCCTGAACTCCCTGCGGTCCCGGATTTCCCTGAACTCCCTGCGCTCCCTGCGGACCGGTGTTGCCCGTCGGACCGGTCGGACCGGTCGGACCCGCGACGCCTTGAACGCCTTGAACTCCCTGCGTGCCTTGGACGCCCGCGATGTTAATCGTCCACGACGAAAACGTTCCGGTTCCGCCGCCGAGAAGATCAACGTTCAGAACGAGCGTCGAGCCGGTGTAGCTCGTCACTGTCCCTTCCATCCAATTCACACCGCCCGCGGAGACGCGCGCTCGCGCGCCCACGGAATAGGCGAGACCGGACTGGGTGTTGATCGTGTGACTGCCGATGGCGATCGGCATCACCGTCGCGCTCGTCGCGAGATAACCCGTGCCGCCCGACGGTCCCGGAGGTCCCGCCGCTCCCGGAGGTCCCGCCGGTCCAACCGTTCCGGGCTCGCCGGTGACGTTGAGAACCCAGTCAGAGAATGTGCTGATGAGCGCCGACGTGAGCGTCGAGTTGATCGTGAGCGTGTTCCCGTCGTAGTTCGTCACGTTCCCTTCGAGCCAGTAATCCGGGAAGCTCGGAACCGACGCGCGGATACGCATTCCCGGCGAGAAACCGAGACCGTACTGGGTTATGAACGTTCTCGCTCCGGTGCCGATCGTCACGTTCGTGTCCGACGTCCCGAAGATGACCGGACCGAGCGGAGCATACGGCGCGGCGGCGACGACGGCGATCGGCGCGAGCGTGCCGTCCGTGAGCGCGACGGCGTTGCGCGTCGGGGAGCTGACTCCGAGTATCGTCATGGCGTTTTCGTCACTCCCTCGAATATCTCAAGGTCGACTTGGATGACGTCGCGAATCGTATCTTCGGCGAGCGCGCGGATGTCGCCGACGTAGGTTCCGGCGAGCTTGTGCTTCATCGTAGTATACGGGATGTGAATCAGAAGAAATCCGAAATTCGGCGGCGCTCCGACGGCGAGCGTGCCGTCGTGAGTCGAAGCTGCGAGGATCACTTCGTGATCCTCCGCTCGCCGCCGAATTTCCATTTCAAATTCGATCCCGCGAAGATCGAGTTGCGGCCAGTTGTCTATGATCCCGGTCGGTTGCTGAACGACGTATTTGAGCGAGTCGATCCAATCCTCGTTCGTCCCGGTCTCGACCGAGATCGCAACGAGCGGGATCGCGAGGATATTCGTCGTCGACATGGATCACGACCCAACGCTCGACGCGTCCGCAACGCCGGGAACGCTTCCGGGCAGCCAGTCCGGCGTTCCGCCGCCGGTGAGGACCATCGAGTTTCCGGTCGCGATCCAGCGATAGCCGTACGCCGATCCCGACCAGTTGACATAGCCGTAGTACATGCTTATCTCGGCGGTGCCGTTCGCCCAGCAGAACGCCGAGCCGAACGAGATCGAGTAAGTTATGAAGTGCGTGTACCAAGCTCCGCAGATGATCGTTCCGCCCTCCGTCGCGCAACAGATCGTTCCGACGTGTTGGTAGACGTGGATGTTGTTGAGGAGGATCGCGTGAGCGGCGGTGACGCCGACGCATCCCCACGGCGTTTGAACTCCCGTGAACGCGCAGTTGTCGATCGTGAGAAACGCGCTGTAGTTCGCGGTCGTGTAGTAATTATTCGGGCTCTGGAGAGAGAAGAAGATGCCTTGCACGGTTACGTCCGTTCCGGCGCCGACGAGGTCGAGACACGCCGCGTTGGTCGGACCCTGCCACACGTACGACGTCATGGCATTCGGATCACCGCGAACCACGATGCGACCGGGAAGACTTCGGACGCTGACGTTGCCGATATAGGTCCCGCTGACGCCGAGCTGGATCGTAACCATCCGACCGGCGATCGCGAACGATTGAGCGACGTAATCGACCGCGCGCTGAATTGTCTTGAACGCGTGAGCCGCGTCGTTGACGGAGCCGTCACCGGTCGTATCGTTCCCATCCGTTCGGACGTAGAGGATGAGGTTCGCGGAGAGCTTCCGCATGACCTGCGAGTAGACGAGCCGGAGGCACTGCCATCTCGCGTTGTTATAGACGAGGAGGAGAATCTCATTGAGTTCGAGGTCGCCGGACTGAAGCGCCTGACCGTCGTTCCTCACGATCGGAACCGGCGTCAGCGAGTTGACCTGAAACATGACCGCCGACGTGTTCTTGTTCGCGATCTTGATCAGAACGAGATCGCCGTCGACCGGAGCCGTGATCGCCGGATTGTAAATTCCCTTGACGTTGTTCACGGTCCCCGTGTCGACGGCGTAGGGAATTTCGATGTTGTAGTTCGTTATCGTTCCGGGTCCGCCCGCTCCCATGTAATTGACCATTTGAAACTTCGTGCCATCGTCGACGAGGAGAACGATCATCCCCGAGACCATGTCACCGGCCTGAAGATCGGAGCCGTCCGCGCGTACGACCAGGCGATTGCCGAGACCGTTGACGTTTATCGTCGTTCGTCCGGTATTGCTTTGCTTCGCGAGAACGCGAAGCGGAAGACCCTGGCGATACATCGTCAGCGGCGGATCGAGCGCGACCGAAAGCGTGTTCGCGCTCCCGGTATCCTCGACCCAGTTGACCCACTGCGATCGAACGCCGCGCGTCAGCTGATAGAGATCGTTGTCATTCGGCGCGATGTTACTCTTCTCGATGACGTGAACGATCTCGCGCTGCGGAAACTCCGCCGCCGCCGCGGGAAGGATCGAGCCTTGGCGCGCGATCGACGGATCGCCGTTCACGTACGGTGCATCTGGATCGCTGATGCCATAAGGAGGTTGATACTTCATAGCCCTTCCCTCTCAAGGAGTCCCGGCCATCGACCCTCCGGTCGAGAGCCCGCTGTAGTCGAAGACGATCTCGGTCTGCGCCGGTTGCCAACGCCGGAACAGGCATTCGAGATCGGTCGCGAGACCGATCCGAAGGTGAGGATCGACGCCGCACTCTCCGGAGCCGCATCGAAACCAGACGAGCTTCGCGCTGTCGACGTGCACGCGCCAGAAGAAGCGAATCTCCGGCGCCGCAATGTACCACTGGTTGATCCCGCTGTCGTCCGGCGTCGATCCGCACTTGCTGATCCCGCATATCCACGGCGAGAACTCGTCGATCTTGATGTTGTTGTATCCGATCCACGAGGCAACATCGCGAAACCAATTTCGCGACTGAGCTCCGAGAAGCGTCATTCTCTGAACGAGAACGCGCTGACGCTCGCCGATCGTCAGCGGTTCCTGAAGGCACGGATCGGGGAGACCCCACGCGATCTCCCAGTCGCGAAGAAGCTCGATCGTCTTCCGCGGATCGGACTCTTGTTCGAGGAGATCGGCGGCGCGCCGGTCGACGAATCCCCAATAGAACGAGAGCCCGGTCGTGACTCCTTCGAGCGTCGACCCCGGCGTCTTCGGCCACGCCTGTCCCTGAGGAAGGAGCTTGAGGAACGCCTCGGCGTAATCCTCGCCCGATCGCCGGACGTGGTAATCTAAATTCGGATCGCGCGGAGGAGTTGTCATGGTTCGGGAAGCTGGGGCGTCGTACCGATGCCTGTGCTTGGAAACGTCGGTGGAGCCGGACTGTAGACGACGTCACCGAGAACCGGAAGGTGTCCGGGAGATGGCATGTAATCGTCCTGGGTGAAGAGAAGATCGAAGTGCTCGACCCCGGGCGTGTTCTGGATCGCATAATATTTCCACGCCGCGTAGATCGGCTGTCCCGGCTTCGCCCACTGCAGGATCATCGCTTCGAGGCTCGCCTCGATCGCGGAGCGGATCGCCGTCGTATCCGGAACGAGGTCCTGAATGAAGACGTCGACGCGCTGCGGGATCGGCGCGACGACGTAGACTTCCTTCACGGCGACCGGGCGAACCGTATCGATGTATTGCTTGACGCGCGTAACGTCGGACGCCGACGGGAATCCTTGAAACTCCGCGCGGAGATCGTCCATCATGAAGCGGACGGTGACCGTTCCGATCCCTTGCTCCAGCGGAGCGCACCAGGCGCGGGTCACGCCGGGAACGGCCTCCGCCCAGGCGATGTAATCCGTCAGATCGCCGCCCATCGGCGGCTGGCGAATTCGCGCGAGGACGCGCTCGCGGAGATCGTCATCGTTCTCGGTGTCGGCGCCGCCGGTGATCTCGACGACGACCGCCGATCCGTCGACTCCGACCGGCGGATTTTGTACGACGAAGCCATCTCCCGCGGTGGCATTTCCCGCGCTCCCGGGATCGAGCGCGCGGACGTTAACCGGAACCGGCGCCTGGCTCTCCGCGACGTAGACGGTCTCGGTCGTCTCGTAGTCGACGAAGTTTATTCCGGAGAGACGCGTCGCGATCGGAAGCGGCGTTCCCGGGACCGTCCCGGAGATCGTGACGATCCCCTCGGCGAGCGTCGCGAGCTTTCGCCCGGTCGTCCCGTCTGAATTCACGAGCCAGATGTCGCCGTGACGATCCAGCCACTCGGTCTCGGCGGTGTCGGGCAACAATTGCAAAGCCAACCAATCAATGTATTGAAGCGTGAGGTGACAGAGCGCGCCCTGCGAGTCGCTCAACACGCGGAGAACGGAGTTCGGAATAACCGCGTCGGCGCCGGGGAGGCGCCCGCGAATCGAATCGCGAACGAGCCCGCGAACTTCTTTCAGGGTCGGAGTAGCCCACGGCATTTATCGATCCTCTGGATATTGAGTAGCGAGGGCATTGCGCGGACGTCCGACGTCGTATCCGCCGCCGTACGCCTCGATGCCTTCCCACAAGATTTGATAGCGCAGCTCGATCTCTTTCTTCGGTCCGCGATAGATGCGAATGAACGCGTTGATCTGATCTCGCGCCGCGCGCGTAACTTCGACCTCGAACGCCGTCCCGATCCGTCGTTGAATGAACGGCTGGATCGCCGCGCGAATGTAGTTCTCGACGCGCGCGACGGTCGCGCCCTGGAACGATTCCGGACCGACGATCTTGTCGCGCTTCATCAGCCATAGCTTGCATCCGATGTCCCAGCCGTTCCAAATCTCTCCGGCGTCGAGGTCTCCCCACCACCCTGCGCGATCGGTCGAGTCGGGGTCCGGAAGAATATCGCTCGTCGCCGCGAGCGAGTCGGTTCCGAGCGCGACGACGACCGCGGTCGCGAGCGCCTGGGTATCGTCGAGCGTTCCGTCGTCGAGAAGAAGCCAATCGATCGTGACCGAATAGTGAGGATGATTCGGAAACTCGACGTTTTGAACGAGACGGATGTCAGGCATCTTCTAAGCTCCCCAGCGCGTCGCGCCCGCCGGAACCGGTCCGATGAACGGACCGTCGAAGTTCATATTCCAGCCGTCGTTGACGAGGTAGCCGCAAGCGAGCGGCGTCACTCCGCGATCTTGCAGCGACGTATAAGCTCCGATCATTCCCGTCGGAGGATTGGCGCCGGGATTTCCGCCCACGACGTTATTCCAATTTCCGTTCGCCGTAATATTGCGCACCGAAATCTCGCCTCTCGCCGTGTGACACCAAACACCGACCCAATCGTTCGCGGACCAAGTCGGATAACCGGTGACACCTCCGGCTCCCTGCGCA